CCCGTATATTCCGGGTTTTGGGTTCTACGCTTTTGGCCTCATTCACCTTATTGGTGCTTTTGCTAAGTCTGGTACCAGCCTTATTCGTCAGCTTGTCGATGCTGGCACTCTGTCTAATCTACCCGGCGGTTTCAAAACTAAGGGGCTGAGAGTCAAAGGCGATGACACGCCCATTGCCCCTGCCGAGTGGCGAGACGTCGATGTGGCGTCAGGCACGATGCGCGATAACATCATGCCGCTACCGTACAAGGAACCGAGCCAAGTACTCTATAGCCTTCTGGGTACCATCGTAGAGGAAGGCCGTCGCTTCGCCGGGGCTGCTGATCTCCAGATCAGCGACATGTCAGCCAACGCGCCAGTAGGAACCACACTGGCAATCCTAGAGCGCACGCTCAAGACTATGTCGGCTGTGCAGGCGCGCGTGCACTATGCGATGAAGCAGGAGTTCCGGCTCCTGAAGGGCATCATCCGCGACTATACGCCCGATGAGTATAGCTACGAGCCTGAAGAAGGTGGCCGTAGAGCTAAGAAATCCGACTATGACATGGTCGAGGTTATCCCTGTATCGGACCCCAACGCCGCCACAATGGCGCAGAAAATCGTCCAATATCAGGCTGTTATCCAGTTGGCGCAGGGTGCGCCGCAGATTTATGACCTGCCTTACCTCCATCGCCAGATGCTGGAGGTGCTGGGTATTAAGAATGCCGAGAAGCTCGTGCCGCTCAAAGACGGCGACGACATGAAGCCGCGTGATCCCATCTCCGAGAATATGGACGTCATCAACGGCAAGCCGGTCAAGGCGTTTATCTACCAAGACCATGAGGCTCATATCATGGTCCATATGAACGCTATGCAGGACCCCAAGGTAGCAGCGCTTATAGGGCAAAACCCCAACGCGCAGTCGATGCAGGCCGCTATGCAGGCGCATATAGCGGAGCACTTGGCGTTCGAGTATCGCCGTCAGATCGAGCAGCAGGCCGGTGTGCCGCTGCCTCCGCCAGACGCAGATATGGATGAGAATACCGAGGTGGCCATATCCCGCCTCGCAGCCGCTGCCTCGTCGCAGCTGCTTCAGAAGAACCAAGCTGAAGCTCAGCAGCAGCAGAACCAGCAGATGGCCCAAGACCCCATCGTGCAGATGCAGATGCAGGAGCTTGAGATCAAGAAGGGCGAACTCGACCTCAAAAAGCAGAAGCTACAGGTGGAAGCTGCGGAGAAGAACGACCGGCTTGAGCTTGAGAAGGAGCGTATCGAAGCTCAGAAAGAAATCGCTGGCCTGCAGGTCGGCGCAAAAATTGCGACGGACAAGAACAACTTGGACGCCAAACAAGAGGCTGAGGGTTTGAGGATTGGTGTCGAGCTAGCGCGCGACAGCATGAACCGGACTCAGCAACCAAAGGAAGCCGCTCCGGCTTCTCCTACAACCAAGAAGGAAGATAAATGAGTAACCTACTCCAGTATCTCTCAAAAAAGATACAAGACGAGTTGAAAATCATTGAGACAGACATGGCGATGGGTAACGCAGGTGATTACGGGGACTACAAGTACGCTTGTGGTATCTACCGTGGACTTCTCGTAGCTAACAATATCCTCATGGAAACCGCTGAACGTATGGAGGCGGAAGATGAGTGAGATCATTGGTATCGAGAAACCCGCACTAGTTGGCCTCGACGGCCAGCCTATCCCGAAGATCGAGGCGGACTCCGAGATTCCCCTCGAAGAGCGTCCCAAGCAGCTTCCTGACCCGTCTGGATACCGCATCCTGTGTGCCGTTCCGGAAGTCGAAAAAGTCACTGAGGGTGGCATTCTCAAGGCGGACATCACGCTCCACCATGAGGAATTGCTCACGGTGGTCCTGTTCGTCATGAAAGTGGGTCCGGATGCCTATAAGGACGAGACGCGGTTCCCGAGTGGTCCGTGGTGTAAGGAGGGTGACTTCATTCTCGTACGCACGCACGCAGGCACCCGTGTCAAAATCCATGGACGTGAGTTCCGTATCATTAACGATGATGCTGTCGAAGCGGTGGTCGAAGACCCTCGCGGCATTAAGCGCGCATAGAGCCTAGGAGGCACAAATGAACGAAGAGAATGACGACTTCCAGTGGGAAGTCGAAGACGCCGAGATTGAGGTAGAAGACGATACTCCGGAGGCCGACCGAGGCCGAGAGCCGATGCCCAAGGAGATTGTCGACGAACTCGAAGCTGATGAGCTTGAGGACTATTCCGAGAAGGTAAAGCTCCGTCTGAAGCAGATGAAGAAGGTCTGGCATGACGAGCGCCGCGAGAAGGAACGCGAGGCCCGTGAAAAGGCCGAGGCCCTTGCTGCCGCACAACGCCTGCTCGAAGAGAACCGCAAGCTGAAGAGCACCATGTCGGAGGGTGAACAGTCACTCATCGGCAGCTACCTGCAGAATGCGGAGTTTGAGGTCTCTGCTGCCAAGCGGGAGTTCAAGGAAGCCTACGAGTCAGGTGATGCTGACAAGCTCACAGACGCGCAGGAGAAGCTCGCTACAGCCAATTACAAGCTCCAGCAAATCAAGAATTATCGTCCTACTTTACAAGGGGTAGAAGAAGAGGTACAAATACCTCAACAGCAGGTCCAAATTCCGCGACCAGACCAGAAAACGCTTGCGTGGCAAGAGCGCAATACGTGGTGGGGTAGTGATCCGGAAATGACGGCATCTGCTCTAGGGCTTCACCAGAAGCTCGAACGCGAACGTGGCCCGCAATATGTGGGTTCCGACGAATATTGGAGCGCTATCGACACAACGATGCGCCGTCGTTTTCCTGAGTATTTCGGGGATTCTGAACCTGATAGCAGTGCCACGAAGCCCACTGCACGCACGAGTAAACCAGCCGTTGTCGCCCCAGCGTCCCGTAGCACAGCCTCCAAAAAGATTGTGTTGAGACAGTCCCAATTGGCAATCGCCAAGAAGTTGGGTCTAACCCCCGAGCAGTATGCCCGGGAACTTGCGAAGGAGATGTAAAAATGGCTGAGAATCGTACCGCGCGTGATGTGCAAACCCGTGAACTGTCTGAACGCCCTAAGTCTTGGCAACCAGCTTCGACGCTGCCCGAGCCTGATAGGGAAGATGGTTATTCGTACCGTTGGGTGCGCGTATCCACATTAGGCCAGAATGACGCCCGTAATATCTCGTCGGCTTTCCGTGAGGGCTGGGAACCTGTTCGCATCGAAGAACAGCCTAAGTTCCGGGGCATCACTGATCCAGATAGCCGGTTCAAGGATAACGTAGAAGTCGCAGGACTGTTGCTGTGCAAGATTCCGTCTGAGTTTATGGATCAACGCCGCGAATATTTCGAGCGTATGACCCAAGCCCAGAGCGAGTCCGTGGACAACAACTTCATGCGAGAGAATGACGCTAGGATGCCGCTCTTCAAGGAACGGAACACCAAAACGTCGTTTGGCTCAGGCAGATAAACTAGGAGTTCTCAAATGCCATATCCCACTGTTGATGGCCCTTACGGCCTTATCCCGGTTAATCTGATCGGTGGGCAGGTTTTTGCTAGCGCTACTCGTTCGATCCCGATTGCTACCAACTCGTCGACCGCCATTTTCTTTGGTGACGTCGTTCGACTGGCTGCAACCGGTACGCTCGAGAAAGACGTTGGTACGAACGTTGCTACCCCGATTGGTGTTTTCCTTGGTTGCACCTACACCGATCCGGTGTTCGGTAAGACCTTCCGCCAGTTCTACCCCGGTACCACGAACATCACCGACGTCGTTGCATTCGTGCAGGACGATCCGGATTCGCTGTATAAGGTTGCTGTGGTTTCGTCTGGCGTCACCATCGGTACGATCACTCGTGCTAACGTTGGTGAGAACACTGCACTCGTGCAGAACGCTGGCAGCACCGCCAACGGTGACTCGCGCGTAGCTGTTAGCGCAACCTGCGCTACCACTTCGACGCTGCCGATCCGTATCATCGACGTCGTTCCCGACACTTCGCCTGCTGGTTTCCCCGGTTCGTTTACCGAGGTTATCGTCAAGTGGAATCAGGGTATGCACCCGTACTACAACCCAACTGGCGTATAAGAGGAGTCTAACACATGGCAATTTCACGCGCTCAGCTCCTCAAAGAGCTTCTGCCCGGCCTGAACGCCCTGTTCGGCCTCGAATACGCCCGCTATGGCGAAGAGCACAAAGAGATTTTCGAAACGGAAACCTCGGAACGTTCGTTCGAAGAAGAAACCAAGCTGTCGGGCTTCTCGGCTGCTCCGGTTAAGAACGAAGGCTCGGCCATCGCATACGACAACGGTCAGGAAGTCTACACGGCTCGCTATACCCATGAAACGATTGCCCTCGGGTTCTCGCTCACGGAAGAAGCCATCGAAGACAACCTGTATGACAGCCTTTCGGCTCGTTATACCAAGGCTCTTGCCCGCGCCATGTCGTACACCAAGCAGACCAAGGCTGCTGCGGTCCTTAACAACGGTTTCAGCGCTTCCTATCCGGGTGGCGATGGTCAGCCGCTGTTCTCGACTGCTCACCCGCTGGTTTCGGGTGGCGTCAACAGCAACCGTCCTACGGTTCAGGCCGACTTGAATGAAACGTCGCTCGAAGCGGCTGTCATTCAGATCGCTGCTTGGCAGGACGAGCGTGGCCTGCTGATTGCAGCTAAGCCGCGCAAGCTGATCGTTCCGCCCGCGCTGATGTTCGTTGCAACCCGCCTCCTTGAGACGGAACTGCGTGTCGGCACCGCTGACAACGACATCAACGCTCTCAAGAACAACGGCTCGGTTCCGGAAGGTTACACCGTTAACCACTTCCTGACCGATACCAACGCTTGGTTCCTGACCACCGACGTGCCCAATGGTATGAAGCACTTTGTCCGTACTCCGATGAGCACGGGCATGGACGGTGACTTCGACACCGGTAACGTCCGCTATAAGGCTCGTGAGCGTTATAGCTTCGGCTGGTCCGACCCGCTTGGCGTGTGGGGTAGCGCCGGTTCTACCTAAGGACCGAGGGGGAAGAGGGAAACCTCTTCCCCTTTTTATTTGTAGGTGGTATACCTACGCAACTAGGGTTTTGCTCATACCGACCGACCTAGCGGACTTAGTAGAGACGGTATGAGATTGTGCTACTACACGGAGTCATAAAATGGCTAACACTACCTTTTCGGGTCCAGTACGTTCAGAGAACGGCTTCCAGATCATCACAACCAACACCACTACAGGTGCTATTACCACTGGTGCTACGCTTACAAGGTTGCGTACGGCGTCAGCAGCACTGGATTTCCCGTCGATTGCGGCTGTTTCACAGGCTGACCTAACTATTGCGGTTACTGGCGCTGTGGTTGGCGATGAAGTTGCTTTGGCCCTCCCTGCTGCTCCAGCTGCGGGCATCATCTTCAACGCGTTTGTCTCGGCTACTAACGTAGTCACAGTTCGCGCTTCGAACATCACGGCGGCTCCGGTTGACCCTGTTTCCGCTACTTACAGCGTGCTTGTATTTGGCGCTAACTAACAGCTAAGAGTAGGTCTTCTACAACTAGTGATAGGTGGCAGATGCAGAACGAAAAAGGTTATGATTTAACCGGACGCAGCGTATTTATTGCGCTTCCGGCGTACGACTTTAAGGTATCCTTGAAGCTGGCGGTTTCGCTTGCTCGTTTTGCCCAAGCTGCTCCGCAGCACGGGATTGACATTCAGATTGGTAGCATTTGCGGCTGCTCTGTTGTCTCCCGTGCGCGGAACCTGCTTGCGCAGGACATGCTGGATTCCGACTGTACGGACCTCATGTTCATCGACTCTGACATCAACTTTGAGCCTGAGGACATTTTTCGGCTCATGGCATGGACCACTGATCCCAAGAAGGGGATCGTTGCAGGTGTGCCGCGCACGCGCAGCACTGCTAAGGTATATATCGCCACCCTCGACTACGACGAAAATGAAGAGCTTACGATGAACGCCATGGGCCTTGTCCGTGCCCAGCGCGTAGCCACAGCCTTCATGATGGTCCGTCGAGACGTGTTCGAGACTCTGGATGCCGCTCACCCTGAGTGGCGCTACTACGACGAACGCACGAAGCGCACTGTGCCGTGCATGTTCGATTTCATGAAAACCGATGAGGGGTATATCGGAGAGGATTTCCTCTTCTGTGACCGGGTCCGCGAACATGGGTTCGAGGTCTGGATCGACCCTACCATTAAACTTGGGCACATGGGTGTGCAGGAATATGAAGGCCATTTCGGCCCTGACGTCTTGTATCCGATGATTGTACCCCCGCAGAAGGATGCCGCATAATGAGTGGATGGACCGTCTCTGACATTAACACCAACAAGTCACTGCCGGTGGGGGGTACTGCCTCTGCGGGTATGTCGGTAGCCACTGGTGCGCCTTACATTGTCCCGGCTCCTGTTGCGCAGGACCCAGTCGGTAAAATGCGTATCTCGACGCCACAATCGCTGATCGACACCGACTTCGAGTATGGCGCGCAGCCGACAAAGTGGGAAACCCTCGCTCTTCAGAACAACCGGCAGGGGGTGTATTACTCCCCCCAGCAGCCGCTGACGATCTCGTCGATCACTGGTTCGGGCACGACCTTGACGATTGCGGGTACTTTCGTAGTCGCTGCTAACACGCCTATTTACATCCAGAACGCAGGTGACCCCAATGCCAATGGCTGGTGGTGGACTGTCGCTGGCGGTACGAACTCGATGACCGTCATCACTGCCAACGCTGTGGCTGCGGCGAACTGCTTCAACCCGGCGTTGACCTATGTTTACACGGGCCTGTTCTACTCCAACTGCGGTATCCCGCTGGCTTCTACCAGCGCGTTTACCTATGTCGGTACGACCATCACCTGCACGACAGGCTCGGCTCATGGTTTGGCCCCCGGCTCACAGATTTACGTCCGCAACACGACGTCGAGCGCTGGCGGTGCTATCAACGGTGCTTGGATTGTGGCGACCACGCCCACCAACAACACCTTCACTTTCATCGTTCCTGTGGCTCCCTCGGGCACGCTGACCAACGTTGCTGATCTTCTCACCCTGTATTCACGTCCTCCGGGTTATGTGGAAGGGCGTACGTTTGATGGCGGTGTCGCCTTCTCGGCAGGTTCTGTGGTTCCTAACTCGCAGCTTATCCGCCAGACACGTCGCTATTTCCGTTATCAGTCGGGTAAAGCCATCCAGTTCTCGACGGGTACGTCGCTGAAGCCGACGCTGTTTGTTACGAGCATCACCTCTTCTGGTACCACGGTAACCGTAAACACCCGCTATGCGCATAACATGGCCCCCGGTGCTACGATTATTGTCACCGGCTGTGACCAGTTTGCTTATAACGGTACGTGGACGGTGGCTACAACGCCTACCTCCACATCGCTGACATATATAGCAAACTCTGTCCCAACTGCCACACCTGCAACGGGTTTCCCGATGCGCGTCAGCCCAAACACTTGGTTCGGTTCATCCAACCGTATCGGTTTTTACGACACGCAGAATGGCTTGTTCTTCGAGTATGATGGCCAGCAGCTTTACGCCGTATGGCGCAGCAGCGTCCTCCAGATTTCGGGTACTGCTACGGTAACCAACGGTTTGAGCGCTGTTACCGGTACTGGCACTGCGTTCAGCAGCCAGCTGAAGCCGGGTGACTATATCGTCATCCGTGGTCAGTCCTACCGGGTGTTGAATATCACTAGCGATACGGCGATGAATATTACGCCGGAATATCGCGGTGCATCCATCACTGGTACTGGTGCAGGCGTCATCATCACGAAAACTGTTGATACGCGCGTACCTCAGTCTCAGTGGCTCGACCCTCTCGATGGTAGGGGTCCGTCTGGCTACACGCTCGACCTCACCCGCA